TAGCACTGTTAAGTCTACGACTAAGAAAGTGGCTAAAGCGGCCAAAGGAACTACACGTAAACTATCAGCATGGCAGCGATACATCAAAAACAAATCAAACCACATTAAGTTTAAGCGTGGAGACAAAAAAGGAAGATTAGATCTAAAGCGTATGTCTACAGCATTCAAGAGGAGTCGAAAGTAATGTACACTCCCTGGGCAATACCTAAAGAACTTCTACCAGTAACTAAGTTAGTACCTAAGCCATCTAAGAAAAAGAAGGAGGCTAAGAAATGAGTGAAGACATGGAAAGGGTCCTTAGAATAGAGATACCTGCATGTTCAGTTTCAGGTAGAGGCGGTTCTGGAGAAGTTTGGGACGACTTCGCTGATGCAGGTGGCTGGAGTTCAATAGGTAATGCTGTAATGTATTGGCAAGGAAGCATAGATCTAACTGGTTATGCTATGGAGCGTAAGACGTTCTATCCTGTAACCGCGTTTACACAAGAAGCAGGTCCTGCAGTTTCGTTTGGTGGCTCAGGTCAATTAGCTATGTATTTGGTTTCATCAGTTCCTACAGACATAACAACGTTAACTACTCAAATTGCATACGCTAGCGGACCAGGGTTTATTCAATCTTGGAGAGCTGGAGTTACTCAAGATGATTGGACTACTGTTTTGTTTGGTCAAACGGATTCTTATCTAATTAATTCCACGTTGCCAGCATTAGGTATTGTTCAATTAATTTCTTCAAAACAATTTGGATCTCTTTCACCAACGGCAGCTGACAAATTGTACGTAACAAAAGTAGTAATTCCTTCAACTGTTGCAGGAGTGATTGGAACTAAGATGACAATTCCTTCATCGAGAATTGTTATACCTGGTACAATTAGAGAAGAACCTAAACTTGAGTACATGATGAGACTCAAGAGGTCATACGAACTTGCTAACCAGGTGTAAATATGAAACGTTGCCCTGCGGGTTATGTTCGCCAAGGTGACAGATGCGTTCGTAAAGTCGATACTCCTAACGATAAAAGAAAAGCAGCCGCCAAAAAAAAACAAAAGCCTAGTAAGGTTACAGTTCCAACATATTCTGAAGTGCTTCAAGCATCGAATCCTTATGCAGAATTTAAAAGAATTGGTGAGTTTCTAATTAGAGCATGGGATAATAGACCCGATGCTCCTACATGGGCTAAGAAATCTCCTATTGGTTTATTCTATGAAGGACTAGAAGAAGCAGTAGACTTACAATTTCAAGCCGCGCTAGCAATTAGCCAGGGGAAAGTAGCAGGTAAAGACCAATATGGATCAGTTGAAAGAGAACGTGTAGAGTCTCTAGGAACTAAATTTATTTATTCTCCTGGCGGCTTTCAAGTTTAACGTGCCTACTCGTATGCTGGGGACCTCTGGGCACACTCGTTTTCATACTCTGATAAATCTCTACGTGCATCAATTAACTTACAAACTGCGGCATCTACCCATGGTAATCGATTATGACCAGGGAAAGCGTCTTTAATATGTTGAACTAGATTAGTAATCTCCCAATATAGTACGTCGTGTATAGTTTCACTCATTCTTCTTCCTCCTCATAACATTCACATTCTGTGAATTTGGTTGCAAAACATCCTCTGCAACTCATTCAATCAACCCCAAGTAAGTCGTACCTTTTCCACATTTTTTACATGGCATTCTGCCCTGGAGAAGAACAGGATCAGAATCTAAGAATGTAACGTCGCATGGTTCGCAATATGCACCATACTTTTCTTTAATTTCTGGCTTCGCTTTGTATTGTGTAGCCTGCTTCTTCATCAATTCTTGTCTAATCCACGCACTAAAGTTATCCATTTTGCGTGCAATCTCGTAAGTAGTCGGGCATAGAGTTATTGTTTTATGTCTCATATTACAGTGGCAGTTTATAATCTTATATTAAATGTATGTATGTATTAGAGAAAAAAGAGGCAAGCCCCTATATCCTATGGCTGCTTGGCATAGGGTGGGTGTGCTGGGGAGAGTATCAATGGCGTGCTTTAGTAAAGAAGATTTAATCCTTGGATAGATGCGAACATGTTCGTTTAGTTTAATAACCGTCAATAACACCAGAGTGATATGGCGAAAGCAAAAACAGGCAGTTTCTACCTAACTGAAACAGTAACGATTCCCCCTGCAAGTGCAAGTGGGTCTAGAGTACAAGGAACATTAGATTTAGGAGCATATGTTAATGTTCCAACAGGTCAAGCAATAGCAATTGAAAGTGTTGACTTCATTTACCAGGTCTCAAGCGACTTTGGGACTGATGGTTCTTCAATGCTGCAAGGTAACGGCGCAATATCAGTTCAATTAACTGATCTAAACCCTGGAACTGCTTTTGTACGTGGTGACAATCAATCTCTTATTGCTAGTGGAGGTCTAAACATTGACCAAACCAATAACATTGCATCACATACTACAGACTTGTTTCCAGATAACTTTGGTCCAGCTGCTTTGTCTGAAGCATTCATGGTTGTCAATGATACTCTTTACCTGGTAGCCGGTCCAGATGCAGCTCTTACTAATGCTGGAGCTTCTGTATTTGTAACAGCTAGAATTCGCGCAAGAGTCGTTAAACTATCTTCTGAAGACTGGATGGCCATCGCTATACAATCAACCGCTAGTGATAACTGAGGTGTTTACCTTGGTTAAGATAGAGGGAACTCTCGATGAAATACGAGAACTTATTGGCGACGTTAAGCGCACTGCTAGCACTGTTAAGTCTACGACTAAGAAAGTGGCTAAAGCGGCCAAAGGAACTACACGTAAACTATCAGCATGGCAGCGATACATCAAAAACAAATCAAACCACATTAAGTTTAAGCGTGGAGACAAA